GTGACTAATTTTCCAACTGTAGAGAAATATATGTCAGATAAGTATTACAAGGTAATTATTGATAATTGGGAACTTGAAGAAAAAGAATTGCATTATCCTACAGGTCAAAATGATATACAAATTGTTCCTGTTATAGGAGGGGCGGGTGGCTCATCAGGAAGACAAATATTATTTGGTGCAATCTTGATAGGAGCAAGCTTTATGTTTCCTGGTGCGGGTATGTTTGGTACAACAAGTCTTTTTAGTAAAGCAGCAACGGCTGGAGGATTTTTTACAAAGATGGGAACTTACGTTTCTGTTATGGGTGCTTCTATGGTTTTAGGTGGTATAAATCAAATGCTTACACCAACACCTGATATACCAGAAGAAAGTCAAGATCCTAGAAAGTCTTTTAACTTTAGTGGTATTCAAAATACCTCAAAAGCTGGGGTTGCTGTTCCTATACATTATGGTCGTGTTATAACTGGATCAATAACTGTATCAGCTAACATTGAAAATGAACAGGTGGAAGTATGAGTAAGATTTTAGGCTCTGGCGGTGGTGGAAAAGGTGGTAATGATGGTGGTGGTACACCTACAGAAGCAAAAGATAATTTAGATTCAAAAAGTTTTGCAAGAGTTTTAGATGTTATTGGTGAGGGAGAAATACAAGGACTTGAAGATGGTGCAAAATCCATATTTCTAAATAACACACCTTTGCAAGCTAGTGATGGAACATTTAATTTTAAAGATGTTACTTTTGAGGCAAGGACAGGAACTTCAAGTCAAACAACTATTCCAATAACAAGAGATATAGCAACAACAAAACTTACTGGTTTTTCAACAGTTCCGCAAGCAACACCCAAAGTAATACAGATAACAGATTCAGATGTTGATGCTGTTTCTGTACAAATAACTGTTCCCGCACTGCAAAGATTTAGTGATAAAGGTGATATATTTGGAACTGAAATACAACTTGAAATTGCAGTTCAATATCAAGGAGGTTCTTATGTTACTGTTGTTTCTGGGAACAAAGGAAAAATTACAGGAAGAACACCTGATACATATTTAAGAGATTATTTAATAAATTTAAGCGGTAGTTTTCCTGTAAATATAAAGGTAACAAGAATAACAGCAGATAGCAGTTCAAGTAAATTAACAAATGCGTTTCAGTTTATTAATTATGTAGAAATAAAATACGATAAACTTACTTATCCAAATACAGCACTTGTTGGATTAAAAGTAGATGCAGAACAATTTAGTTCAATTCCATCAAGAAAATATTTAATTAAAGGCATAAAAGTAAAAATTCCACATAATGCAACTGTAAATGCAGATGGTAGCTTGACTTATTCTGGAGTATTCAATGGAACATTAGGTGCAGCACAATGGACAAGTGATCCTGCCTGGTGCTTATACGATTTGCTTACTAGCTCTAGATATGGGCTAGGGGATCATTTATCTGAGGCAGATTTAGATAAATTTAGTTTTTATGCAGCCTCAGTTTATTGTAATCAGCAAGTTGACGATGGAACTGGTAATGGAACAACAGAACCAAGATTTAGTTGTAATGTCTCTCTTCAAAACCAACAAGAAGCATATAATGTTATAAATCAAATGTGTTCTGTTTTTAGAGCTATGCCTTTATGGAGTGCAGGCTCTCTATCTATTACACAGGATTCACCTAAAGACACATCATATTTATTTTCATTGGCAAATGTATTAGAACCTGGTTTTAGTTATTCGAATGTAAGTCAAAAACAAAGACCTACAGTTGTAGTTGCTAAATATTTAGATATGGAATTGCGTGATATTAATTATGTCGAGCAAATTGATACTGCAAACCAAGCAAGATATGGGACAGTTATAAAAAATATTGATAGTTTTGCTACGACTAGTAGAGGTCAGGCTTCTCGACTAGCAAAGTGGATGCTTTATATGTCAAATGTAGAAAGAAGTGTAGTTAATTTTAGTTGTGCCATTGATGCGGGTGTAGTCGTAAGACCTGGTCAAGTTATTGAAATATCAGATCCAATGGTTGCGGGTGAAAGAAGAAGCGGAAGAATATCAGCAGCTACACTTAACACAATCACTGCTGATGACGATACAGATCTTATTTTTAAAGCTGGTGCAACATTATCAGTTGTGATGCCTGATGCTTCTGTTGAATCGAAAACAATTGCTGGTATAAGTGGAAAACTTATAAGCCTTGGTCAGAGTTTTTCAACAATACCTAACGTAAATTCTATTTGGGTTTATGAGTCAAACGATATACAAACTTCTACATGGAGAGTTTTAACTGTAGAAGAAAAAGATAGGGCATTTTATTCAATATCTGCTAGTGAATACAATGCGGGTAAATATAATCATGTTGAAAGTGGTATTACTCTCCCACAAAGAGATATAACAAACTTAAATGTTGCTCCTTCTTCTCCATCAACGGTAACAGCAGAAGAAGTAATTTATGAAGATACTGGTATAGCAAGAACAAAGATTATAGTTACTTGGACAACTAATACTGATAGTGCTTATATAAGATTTAGATTACAAGATGGAAATTATACTTCTCGTACTGTAGAAGGATCAAAAAGCTTTGAAATTTTAGATACTATTGCAGGAAATTATGAAATAGAAGTTTTTAGCGTAAGTTCTTCTGGATTAAGATCTGTATTACCTACAAAACCATCCGATCCGTTTTTTGTAGCAGTAGGAAAGACTGCATTGCCTTCTAATGTAAGTGGTGTAAGCTTACTTCCAATAGATCAATCAAGCGCAATATTAAGTTGGAATAGAGCTACAGAACTTGACGTTTTATTAGGCGGGAAAACTTTAATTAGACATTCATCTTTAACTACAGGCGCACAATGGAAAGACGCACAAGAGATTGTTGTTGCTGCGGCTGGAAACCAAACACAAAAAATCGTCCCATTACTAGAGGGGACTTATCTAATTAAGTTTGAAGACGATGGCGGTAGACAATCTCCTGCACCTGGATCTCAAGATTCTGATTGGAATAATACAAGAGTAACTACTAATTTACCCGCACCGCAAGAAAGACTTTTAGTTGGTAATGTTGATGAACATACAGCTAATTTCACTGGTTCAAAAACAAATACAATTTATGATTCTACTTTAGATGCTTTAAAATTAACTGAAAATAATAATGCTTCTACCTCTTCTGGTGAATATATATTTAGTAACTCTGTTGATTTAACACAAGTGTATGATGTGAATTTAAGAAAGGTTTTAAAAGCTAGTAATTTTATATTAAATAGCTTATGGGACGATAGAACTGATTTAATTGATACTTGGGGTTATATTGATGCGGTTGGCGGATTAACAGAAGCTACTGCTTGTAACGCTGCTGTTTATGTAAGATCAACAAACGATAACCCATCAGGTTCTCCTACTTGGAGTCCATATAAAGAATTTAGTAATGTTTTAATTACTGGTAGGGCTTTCCAATTTAAGGCATTATTAACAAGTAATGACACAAACCAAAACATAGCTGTAACTCAATTAGGGGCTAAACTAGAATTACAAGGAAGAACAGAAAGTATCTCGACTCCAGTTACTACTGGATCACAACAATACACTGTATCTTTTACTAATCCATTTAAACAAACACCTACAGTCGTGATTACTCCGACAAACCAAGCAAATAATGATCATTATGAACTTGCCAATATTAGCAGAACTGGTTTTCAAATTACCTTTAAACAAGGTAATGCTGCTGTTGCCAGATCCTTTGTATGGGCAGCGTCAGGTTTTGGTAAGGAGGTGACATAATGAGTAACACACATGATTACGATATAGGAAATGCCGTAGGAGCAACTTTTAGAGCAGACTTAAATGTATGTTTAAGTGAAATTCAATCTACGAATAGAGGTTCGAGTGAACCAACTACAAAAGTTAATGGAAAATTATGGGTAAATAGTTCAAACAATACATTAAATATATATGATGGTACAAATTTTATAAATTTAGGAAAGGTTGATACTGCTGAGATGGGACATGCTACTACTGCATCTCCGAGTTTTACAGGAACTATAACTTCAGCAGGGGATATAGTAATGTCTGGGAATGGTTCATTACAGCTTCCTACTGGAACAACTGCACAAAGGCCAACACCATCTACAGGTGATATAAGATTTAATACAAGTCTTACACAGTTTGAAGGTTATAACGGTTCTGTATGGGGTGAAATTGCTAATGGTGTACCAGCGGGTTCTATTTTTACATTTGCATCTACTACTGTTCCATCAGGATATTTAGAATGTAATGGTAGTGCTGTAAGTAGATCTACATATTCGAGTTTATTTACTGCTATTGGAACAACTCATGGATCAGGAGATGGTAGTTCTACTTTTAATTTGCCTGATTTAAGAGGTGAATTTGTAAGAGGTTGGGATCACAATAGAGGTGTTGATAGTGGAAGATCTTTTGCGAGTAGCCAATCAGATCAAAATGAATCACATAATCATAGTCTTACAGATCCAAATCATGCACATACTCAAAGAGGACTTGCTTTGAATGGTGGTTCTGGTTCTGTCCCAATAACACTTGGTTCTGGACAGTCTTATCAGATAGGATATTCGGGAAGTCAATCATCAGTTACAACTGGGTCTAGTTCAACAGGTATTTCACTTGGATCATCAGGAGGAAATGAATCAAGACCAAGAAACTTAGCTCTTATGTATGTAATTAAATTTTAATTATGACAAATCGCAAAATAACAGAATTTACTGCTTTAACTGCACCAGCAAGTAGTGATGTATTACCTATTATTGACGTAAGTGGCTCTGGTACAGGCACAAATAATAAAATTACTTATGCAAATTTACTAAGTAAAGCACCTGACGGATCTGCTTCTGCACCCGCATTTAGCTTTAATTCAGATAATAATTCTGGAATAAGTGGTGGTTCTGATACTTTAACTTTTAGTACAAATGGTGTTGGTCGTTTAACTATAAGTTCTGTTGGTCTTATTACTATACCTGGTGACTTGACAGTAGGTGGGACAACAACGACCATTAATACCACCAACCTTGATGTTGAAGATAAAAACATTACACTTGGAAAAGTCTCTACTCCAAGTGATACGACTGCTGACGGAGGTGGTTTAACACTTAAGGGGGCTTCAGATAAAACATTTAATTGGGTTAATGCAACAGATTCTTGGACAAGTAGTGAACATTTATCTGTTTCTGCACAAAAAGAAATTAGGTATTTAGATAGTGATTCTTCTCATTATGTTGGTTTTAAATCAGCATCTACAGTCACATCAAATGTTGTCTGGACTTTACCTTCAGCAGATGCGAGTGTAAGTGGATACGTCTTATCAAGTAATGCAAGCGGAGTTTTATCTTGGGTTGAAGCGGGTCAAAGTGCTAGTCCAGACTTTACAGGTAATCTAACTCTTACTGATGACGGAAATATTAGAGGATTTGCTTCTCTTCATGCTACCTACACTGGTTCTGTTAAAACTTTTACAGTCACAGTTGCTTCAAAAGATGCAACTCATAGGTATAACGGAAGCGGATCTAGTAATGGCTATAAAATTGATGGCAAATTTGCTCCGTTTATAACTCTTACACCAGGAAGAACATATAAATTCGATCAGTCAGATAGTAGTAATAGTGGACATCCTCTTCGTTTCTATCTTGAGTCTGATAAGACAACTGCTTATACAACCAACGTAACTACAAATGGAACTCCTGGTTCTAGTGGTGCATACACCCAAATAGCAATAGTCGATAACACACCTATGGTGCTTCATTATCAATGTTCGGCTCATGCTTTAATGGGCAATTCTGTTCAGACAAACTCTTCCACTGCCAATATTGGCACATTGTCGAGTTTGACTGTAAGTGGAAATATCTTAATGACAGGCACAGGAGCTATCGACATAGCTGCGGGTACGACAGCACAAAGACCTGGTTCTCCTTCATCAGGTATGCTCAGATTTAATACTACTTCTAATGAATTTGAGGGGTATAACGGAAGTTCTTGGGGAGAGATTGGCGGGTCTAGTGGTGGTACAGGAAGTGCTGACTTATTAGATATTGC